CCATTTTTATAATGGAGTAATATATGGCGCAGTCAATTAATCTATTCGGTTTCGAAATTACTCGCACAAAACCAGAAGGTGCGCCACAGCAGCTTCAACCTCAAGTTTCTACACCTGTTTCTGATGATGGTGCAATAACAGTAACTGCTGGTGGATATTTTGGCACTTATCTTGATTTAGAAGCAAGTTTTAAAAACGAAAATGATCTAGTCACTCGTTATCGCGAGATGGCGATGCAACCAGAACTTGAATCTGCAATTGATGAAATCGTAAATGAATCAATTGTGCACGATGTTACAGGTAAATCTGTTACAATCATAGTTGACGATCTAGAACAACCAGAAAATGTAAAAGAGATGATCCGTGAAGAATTTCAAAATGTTCTTCGCATGTTAGACTTCTCAAACATGGGATCAGATATTTTTCGTGGGTGGTATATCGATGGAAGACTATTTTACCAAGTTTTGATCGATGAAAAAAATCCAAGAATGGGAATTCAAGAACTAGTTTATATCGATCCTCGCAAAATTAAAAAAGTTCGAACAGTTATTAAAAAGAAAGATCCTCGCACAAAGATCGAAGTTATCGATGGATATCAAGAATTCTATGTGTTCAATGACAAGGCAACTGTGCAAGGGCAAACATTAATCACACAAGTAAATGATACTTCAGTTAAAATTGCCGCTGATGCAATCGTGAATATTAATTCTGGATTACTAGATGCAAAACGACAAATGGTATTGTCTCATGTTCACAAAGCAATAAAACCTCTTAACCAGCTTCGTATGGTCGAAGATGCTGTCGTAATTTATCGTTTGTCTCGTGCTCCAGAGCGTCGTGTATTTTATATCGATGTTGGAAACATGCCATCGAAAAAGGCAGAGCAGTATCTTCGTGATATTATGACGAAGTTCCGTAACAAGGTTGTGTATGATTCTTCAACTGGCGAAGTCAAAGACGATCGCAAGTTTATGTCAATGATGGAAGATTTTTATATTCCACGACGTGGTGAAGGAAAGGCAACAGAAATTACTACTCTTCCTGCAGGTCAAAATCTCGGAGAGTTGTCTGATGTTCGCTACTTTGAAAATAAATTATACAAAGCATTAAATGTTCCTATTTCTCGTTTAGAAACACAGACAGGATTCTCTCTTGGTCGTTCAACAGAGATTACAAGAGACGAACTAAAATTTTCAAAGTTTGTCGACCGTTTAAGAAATAAATTTACTATTTTATTCGATGAATTGATGAAGCGTCAATTATCTTTAAAAGGTATTTGTTCTATCGATGAATGGGAAACATTAAAAGAAAAGATTCACTACGATTTTCTCAAAGATAATAATTTTTCTGAGTTAAAAGAAGCAGAACTTATGAGTGCTCGTTTACAACTTATGGCGCAAATTGATCCGTATGTTGGAACATACTATTCAAAAGCGTATGTTAAGAAACATGTATTACATTTTGACGAGGAAGGCATTAAACGAATGGATGTAGAAATTGCTGAAGAGCAAGCAGAAAATCCTCTACCAGAGACTAGTGCTGAACCAAATTCAAGTGTTGATCAAGCATTTCAATCAGAAATTACTAAATAAATTAGGAGAAAAATTATGGAAAGTTATGAACTAATTGATGCGGCGTTAAATCAAGATAAAGAAACATTTGCAGCTGCTTTTCAGTCTGCAATTGCAAGTAAAGTTACTGACGCATTAGAAGTTAAAAAAGTTGAGATTGCCTCAACACTTATTGTGCCAGAAGTAGAAGTAGGAACAGATGAACTTGAAACAACTGAAGTTGAGATTGACGGAAGCGATGCCTAACAACGCTGCGCAATTAAATGCGCTTGTTCGTGCAGGGATAATGACGTCAGCCGAGTTGCCAACTCTTAAGATGGCAATGCGTAAACACGCACAGGTTGGCGATGTCGCTAAACTTCCTAAAAATCAACGAGATGTTTTGATGAAGTACAATGATTCTTTATCACAAGCAGCTCTTGGTTCTACTCAATCATTTCAAGCTGTTCGTAAAAATTTACAAAACAGTTTTGAGATTACAGACAAAAATCAATTATCTGAAGCATTGCAAGACGAAATACAACCACCTCCAATGTTGGTTCTTCGTCGTCAAGGTATTCGTATTTTTCCAGATGGAAAAAGAGTTGCTATGTATTCAAATGAAAAACTTGGATTAACATTTACAATTCCATATCGACCACGCAATGTTACAAATCCTTCAAATGTAGTTCCTGGTTTAACTTCTGAAGATTCAGAGTTTGAAGATGTAATGGAAAGCCTAGATCAAGTTGCAAAGTATGCTCAAGAAGAATCGCCAAAACAAACAGCTCGTCATATGAAATTTGGTGACGGTTCTAAACTTAAAGTCAGTCATGGTGCAGCAAAAGCCATTCATATGGTCCATGGTGCATTAAACGACGAAAACAAAAAGAAGTTTGCTGAGATGCTTACGACGCCAAAGGGATTTGAAAAGGCAGCAAACTTTGCAATGAGCAAAGTTTCATTTAAAATTGGTGACAAATGAGCATTGTATCAGAAGTAATTAGAGAAATTATTGCGGAAGCAAATGTTGTTCGAATGGGTCGTAAAAAACTCGTTAAGGCTCGCGTTCGTGGTGGTAAAGTTCAAAGGCGTAAAGTTGTTTCAGGTGTAAAAGGTTACACAATTCGTGGTGGTAAATTAACAAGAATGACAGCCTCTGAACGTTTGCGTCGCCGTATTGCGCAGCGTAAAGGTAAAGTTAAGCGAAGAGCTAAATTAGCAAGATCATTAATTAAAAGAAAACGATCATTGCGTCGTAGACAATCACTAGGAATCTAAAATGAAATTGATTACAGAGACAATCGAATCAGTAAAGTTAATCACCGAAGAAAAGAACGGTGTTAAAACACTTTACATTTCAGGTCCATTTCTTGTTGCAGAAACTAAGAATCGCAACGGTCGTATGTATAAGACTGACACTCTTGCAAAAGAAGTCAATCGTTACAACGAAGAGTATGTAACTAAGAATCGCGCATTCGGCGAATTGGGTCATCCAGATTCACCATCAATCAATCTAGACCGAGTATCACACTTAATCACTTCTTTAAAGCAAGAAGGTAATCAGTGGATCGGTAAGGCTAAAATTCTTGAAACACCAATGGGTAAGATCGCCAAGTCCCTTATGGAAGGCGGTGCAACTCTTGGTGTATCATCACGTGGCATGGGTTCACTTAAAGAAGTGAACGGTGTTAATGTGGTACAAGACGATTATTATCTAGCCACAGCGGCAGATATCGTAGCGGATCCGTCCGCACCAGGGGCTTTCGTTCAAGGTATTATGGAAAATAAAGAGTGGGTGTGGGATAACGGTAAGGTCAAAGAAATTGATGTTAACGCATATTATGAACAAATTAAGAACGCAAAGCAAAAACAAATTGACGAAATCTCATTGAAGATCTTTGAGAATTTTGTGTCAAAACTTTAAAATTTATAAATATATTTACTTCTTTAGGAGTTAACTAAAATGACAAAGTCTCTATCAGAATCTGCTGCTGAAATTCTCAAAGCATCACTTGCATCAGCAGGTAAGGAACCAGCCGCAAAACTACCAGGCGAGGAAGAAGACCTCGGTGGCGAAACAAACGAAGTGCCAGACGGTGGCGATGTTGGCAAAAAGGCATCAGCTAGCGTAAAGCAAGCAGCCAAGCCAGGACAGAGCGGCGCACCATCTGAGCCAATTAAGAAAATGGCTGCAGAAGAAACAGAAGAAACAGAAGAAGTTCTTGACGAAGAAGAAGTCGTCGAGGATGAAGTTGAAATTTCTGAAGAAGAACTAGCAGAAGCCAAGAAGAAGATGAGAATGGACATGGTCGCCAAGCACAAAGGCTCAATGGCTGAAGATGTCAATGCTCTTTTCAATGGTGAATCACTTTCTGAAGAGTTCCGCGTCAAAGCAACAACTATCTTCGAAGCAGCTGTTCAGTCTCGCGTAGAAAAGATCGTTGAGGATGTTATTGCCGACAACGAATCAATTCTTGAAGAAGCAGTTGAAGGAATCAAGGCAGAGCTTGCAACACAAGTTGATGAGTATCTCAACTATGTTGTCGAGCAATGGATGGAAGATAACGCAGTAGCAATTGAGTCTGGTTTGCGTTCAGAACTAACTGAAGACTTCATCAACGGTCTAAAGAATCTATTCGCAGAGCACTATATCGATCTTCCAGAAGAGAAGCTCGAAGTTGCTGAATCACTAGCAGAAAGAGTTGTTGAGTTGGAAGAAGCATCAGAAGCTCGCGATGAGCAGTTC